CCTGGATTTTCGGGTCGAGCTCGCGGAACACGAGATTGCCTTCTGGCTGCGCGAAACGCCAGTACTTCTCGTAGTCCCTCGGGTTAAACTCGAGATAGACCATAAAATCGGACGGCTCAAGATGGCGTTCGGTGAACTGGTACTCGTTCGTGCCGTCATCGCCCTTGGCTCCGTGGATGGGTTGTGGGGTCGGCACGTTGTCCTGGATAATGTTGCCCAGCTTGATGGCAGGAAGCGTATAGCGGTGCTGGATGCCCGTCTTGATATGAATCAGTCCCTCGCGGACCGTATCATTGCCCTGCACGGTATAGGTCAGCAAGTCCTCAAGCACTTCGCCGCTATACCCGTTTTGAAGAAAGTTTACTGTATCAGCCATTGTCGTTTTAAGTTTTCCGTTGAAGAATGAAACTCGGCCGACTGGCGGATACCTGCTGTTTCCGCGCGAGACACTGCGGTCTCCGGCATGTCAGTTAAAATCGGGCGGACGCCCGCGGATAGCCTGTCAGAGCTTTCGGAACTTGAAATCCGCACCGACCACTTCCGCCACCTTCTCGGCCATCAGCTGTTCGGCGGTCTTTGTCGCTTCCGCCGTGGCCTGGATGTTGGCAGGGTCATCGGCGATTTCCTTCGAGATTTTCTCCCGCGCGGGAATGGAAGCCAGCGTGCTTTCCGCCAACTCGAAGTTGGAACCGGCCATCTCCACCCACTGCGTTTTCGCCTCACGGTCAATCTTGCCTTCTGCAATGGCATTCTCCACCAATGTCTCGATACGGGAAGCCTGCTCGTCCTTCTCTTTCTGCTCGTAGGCGGAAAGGCGTGCCGTCGCTGCGGCCAGGTCTGTCTGCAAGTTCCGGATGGAGGCGTCTTTTCCGGCGATGACGGTCTGCGCGTCGCTCAGTGATTTCTGTATTTCTCTGTATTTGGGTTCCATCGCGGCCAGTTCAGAGATACGTGCCATCACGTCCTTGACCTCACCGTCCTTCATACCCAGCGAGGCTGCAATCGCCCCGTACTCAAAGCCTTGTGTCTTGTTTTCGTTTGCCATATCGTTTTCCGTTTCTGTAAGAGTAGGTTCAATGCCTTTGAAAGGTTTATTTCCCGCGCTGACACGGCTCATCAGTTCCTGGATGGCGGCCGTATCGGTCAATCCTTCTATCTCGTCATGCACTTTACGGCAAAGCTGCTTCGAGGTATGGATGACATGCTCCGCAGGTATGATGCCGGCCTTGACGGCAGCCTGTGCGTCGAAATAGGTCCCGTCCTTTCCTGCCTGTCCGTCCATGATGGCCCGCACATGCTCCGCTTTCAGGCCGAACCGTTTCCGGTAAATCGTCTCGATCTGTTTGGTAAAAGCCGTTACCATGTCCGACGGTTCCCCTCCGTCATCGTCCGGCAACATCGGGTTATGAATCATCAGTATGGCATAATCACGCATGAGAGAACGCTTGCCCGCCGCCCAGATGATGGAGGCCATCGATGCCGCGACCCCTTCGATGATACATTCCGTATCCACCGTGGCATTGGCGATGGTGGAATAGGTGGACATGCCGTAAAGGACACTGCCGCCCTCCGAGTTGATCAACACGCGGATACAGGAGGGACGGATGATATTTTCCAAAAAGTCGAACTCGTCATTGAAACGTGAGGTCGTCTCTTCCGTCACGCGACCGAAGAAACGGATAACAGCCGGCTGGCCTGCCTTCGCCTCTCCGACGACATATTGAAGTGTGTTCATATCCATATGCAAGGGTTATTTGAACAAGAGTAGGCGGTGGAAAAAGAAAAGGTTTTGCACTGCTATTTATGGAAGTGGAAATATGAGAATCCATCCATTTATGGAAATGCGATTATCTTTACAGTATAATAGATTGTTCAAATTACAGACCGGTTGCAACTATTTGTATCAAGACCGGCATGCTGAACATTCTAAATTCAGCAAGTACAGAAAATGTATCATGAGTCTTGTATTATCTGCTGATTCATGTCTGTTTATACGCAGTGCGGATAAATCTCCTGCATGGATTTCAATTTTCCGATCCGGTATCCGAAAAACCAGATATTTCGTCATGTTCCGGACGCGGATGGAAGCCGTGTCCGCCGCTGTCATGTTGCGGCGCATCGCTGTGTTGGGTGAACGGGGGCATGACCACATACCTTTTTACCCAGTCCCTGTATTTCCACGCGGAAGATTCCCTGAACCATACCTCGTAGTCTATCCAGTACGCCTGCAACATATTGGTTGAAAGCGGCATGTCGAAATAGGTCAGGTTGCACCGCTCGCTCAGCGCCGGCTCATGGTTCTTGGCATCCTGTATGGCTACATTGAGCCGCTGGAAGACCAGAAACGCCTCGCATTCCTTGTCTTCGTCCGCATTGTTGAGCGTATTCAGGATAAACCGCACGCGCATGGTGGCGCGTCCCTCACCGATACGCTGTTGCTGTACCAGGTACCTCACGTTGATAAAGTGGATGAACACGGCAGGGAACACAGTCTCATACTCCGTGTTATCGTCACGGACAATGCGGGCGAACTGGCCGTTGTCGATAGCGACGGTTTTGAACAGGGGCGGCGACAACGGGTCGTCCGGATTCTCCCGCAGGGTCAGGACAGCCCGCTTAACGGCCCGGTATATCTCCACGAAAGGGTTCGCGGAAACTTCTTCAGGCAGGCTCTCCGCCGGTGCCGACGGTTGTGCGGGCTGTGGTGCTGGGTGTTTGTCTTTTATCATAACGGCTGGTGTGGAAATCCTTTAAAAATCATATCTATGAAATGGGCGGCGATATAGTCGTCCGTCTTCGGTGAGAATCCGATGAACTGCCGGTGTACGGGACGGCGCGTGGAATACTGGTTTACCGTGTACAGCCCGAACTTCGGATCGGTATTGTGTATGGCGGCATAATGCCCGTAACGCTCCTTGCTGCGTCCCCGCTTGCCCTTGACTGGAAAGCTCTTTTCCGTAGTCCACATGCAATACCTGGCGCCTTTCCGGAAGATGCGCGTACGGTCCGAACGCCGTCCCACTATGTCTGTCCGGCCGGCTTCCGACTGTATGCTCCGGGCCAGAGTCCCCGTATCGTTCATGAGAGGATGGGTGAACCTCTTTCCCCATTTGGAGGTACGAGGCGCCCATTTGCTACCGTTGAATCCCCCCGAAGCGAATGAGGACACGAACTGCTGCCTGGTATAGTCACCGGCAGCAGTTGCGAAGTCGAATACGTTGAACTCTAGCCGGCTGGCCATGACGCGCGTACTGGTCCTGCTTACCCAGTGGCTGCAAAACTCATCAAGCGTTATCTTGGGCATAGGCGAACTTTCCTTTAATGCGTTTCACAATATCATTCATGTAACCCGGAAGCGGGACGGAGAAATAGCGGTGCGCATCGGAAAAGATACGCCCGCCGGTTGCCAGG